ACCAGCGCCAACAAAGGGCGCCACGTTAAAAATGGAGATGGATATGAACAGAAGTTTCGTGAGATCGACACTTGATGCCGATCACCGCACGTCAGCCTACAAGATAGTTTGCCGACAATGCGGGAAGACTGACAAGATTGCCGCATCATCAAGGGCGGGCACTCTCCCCCCTGACGTTTCGGCGAAGAAGTTTAAGCAGCGCGGGTGGACTGTTGGCTCCCGCGTTGGAGATGACCTCTGCAACATCTGCGTGGCGGCCAACAAGATCGCCCGCAAGCAGCCCGCTGCGGCAGTGACGCATACGGCGCTGAAGCTTTCAGACCTTGGCAAGCTTTACGAAAATCAGATGGCCGCAGGAAAAACCCAGACTGAGGCAGTCCCGGAATTTACTAATACGCAGGAGGCGCCCGTGGACAAGCTTCTCACGGTGAAGGAGGCCGTCGAGGCCGGTTGGGCCAAGATGGACCGGATATACGAGTACATTCGGCTTGGGAAAGTGAAGGGCATAAAGAGACAGGTAGGCGGGGTTCTTGTTTCTGAAAACGAACTCAGGGCGCACTTGGGCAAGCCTCGGCACCCGCCCTCCACGCCCTTAGTGAACGAACCGGCGCCCGTAGTGAATGATATCAAACCTGCATTGAATGATGGAGAGGCCCAGATGAATTATGACCCCAAGATCCCCCCGGAAATGACGAAGGAAGATCGCCGCATCATCTTCTCAGAGATTGACCTTCACTACCTTGATGAGTCCAGAGGTTATGAAAACCTCTATGACGACAAGCGCATAGCCGAAGGCCTGAAGGTTCCGATGGCTTGGGTTCGCACCATCCGCGAGGACAACTTCGGCCCCGAGCGTGGCGAAGTCATCAACGCCGAAGTTGAGAAACTTAAAGAGGCCAAGGCTGCGGTTGATAAATCCATCGACGCCATGCGCGACCTTTGGGAGGAGATCAACAAGAGCCTTGACGCCTTTGTCGTCAGACACAACGACCTTTCGAACGAGGCAAAGAAGTCTCGCGAAGCAGCTACGGCCATGATGATCAAGATCGACGGCCTCACCCGCAAATAGGAGAATTGAAATGGACCACAAGGAAATCCTCGGCGAGGCTATCGCCATCCTTCGCGACCGCGACCAGCAATATGGGAACATCCACGACATCACGGGCAGGGCGTGTCAGATCTTTGAACTGATCACGGGCATGACAATGACATCCTATCAGGCCAACATGTTCTTGCACTGCGTGAAGCTGGCCCGCATGAAGCCGCAGCCGGGCAAGGTGGATAATTACGCGGACGGCATTAACTATCTCGCCTTCGCGGGCGAGTTCGCAGTTGCGGCAGATCAGGCCAATGCTGCCCTCAACGCCGAGATGCGTGACCTCGTCAACAAGCTCAACACACAGGAGGCTTAGGAGATGTTTGTAGGAAAGCGTGAACTGACCCATGACGAGAAGCTCAGGGCGGCCTACGCCTGCCTGATCAATGGCGTCCACCAGCATCACATTGCCGCCCTGTATGGCGTCAATCAAGGCCGCATTAGCGAGGCTGTGAAGCTGGTCGAGAAGGCCTGCGGCTTCCCCGCAAAGGATGAGAAGGGCGACGAGGCGAAGGTCTCGTAGTCCCACAATGGTACAGCATCCGCGTGTCTGCGTTAATGGATTGGTGATGTCTCTGCTGCATGGTGGGGATGTCACCAACATTGATATGGAGATCGACATGCAACGGATACAAGACAAGCTGCGCCGCATCGAGACGATGATCGACCCTCAGTATCGCACCAAGCGCGAGTTCTTGATCAACCCGGACGGCATCGAGGCGGCCAACTACATCGACAACTTTCACCGCCACATGGGCTATGTCATCCAGATCGCCCTTGAGCACATTGATGATGAAGGCGTCCACGCGCAGATCACGCGCCACGGATATGCCGCACTGAAGGGAGTGAAGTGATGAACGTCGAATTAAAAATGATCGGAACCTTGGTGTTCCTTGTTGGAATTAATGTCATCATTGGATGGGGAGGCTAAGATGATCATGGAGGATAAAATGCTGACACTTGAAGAACTTCACGCACATTACAAGGCCGTTCGCGCCCGCTTGGACAATCCCGTCAAGAAGGAGCCCGCCGTCCGCCTCGTTTACCCCGAGCCTGACCCGGCGCCCTACCCTGATCCGCTCGACTTCCCGCCCCCCGTTGTAATTGAGATCGTTGAGATTACGCCCGAGCCTGTGCAGTTGCCTGTGGTGACCACAGAGACGCCCGCGCGCAAGATCCTGATGGAAGTTGCCGAAAAGCATAACATGCCCGTGGCGTCCTTCCGCAGCCAGAGCAGGAAGATGAATTTCATCAATCTGCGCCATGAGGCATGCTACCGCCTCAGTACGGAGCTAGGCTTCTCGCTCAAGCAGATCGGACGGCTGATGGGAAACCGCGACCACACGACGGTGATGAATGCCATCAAGAGACATAAAAAAATCCTCGCCGAGGGTTACAAACCCAAGACGAGGAAGTTGCGTTTTACGAACGCCTGCGTCACCAAGGGCGGAACCACAGGCGCAACATGATCATGAATGATCTTGACGCATCATGCAAGGAGACCTTTCCCCATCCGGGGGAGGGTCAACAATTATCTGGCGTGACGATATTGGATCTGCGACTTTTTTCTTGCCGATATGTGATTGGCGTCGATGAAGATCTCGGCGCAATTTTTTGCGGTAAGCAAACCTTCAAAGTCTCCTACTGCGAGACCCATCACAAGATCTGCTACAAGGGATTTCCTAAGTCCAATTTATGATAATTTTTCCAGTGCCGCCGGCGCCATTCGTGCTGGCATTGCCGCCATTGGTGCCACCGCCACCGCCTCCCGGAGCCGTCCCGCTTGTAGTGGAGGCGCTGTTAGATCCACCCTGCCCACCATTTCCGCCATAGATAGATGTGCCGCCGGGTTGAGTGACATAAGCAGTATTCTGCCCGCCGCCACCACCCGCGCCAGCATATGTTGTGCTGCCACCGGCGCTTGCATATCCACCCGCGCCGCCAGTTTCAGACAGAATGAGAGTCCAAGGGACGGAAACTGTTGGTGTGTATATTGCCGCAGGCCTCAAGTATTCCGCTTGGCCGCGCCCGCCATATCCGCCAATTGCCCATATCGCATCGGCAAAATACGAATACATTCCGGGATTTCCGGCGGGGGCTCCGTAAATAGCGGCAGAGGCGGCGCCAGCTCCAACATAAACGCTCTGTGCGCTACCCACTGAAAGCTGCCCAGCAAGGATCGTATATTTTACATAGCTGCCGCCCTGCCCGCCCTGAGAAATCGTGTTCCCATTAAAGCAGTAGCCGCCAGCGCCTCCCCCTCCCCATATCTCAACTGTCATAAAGTTAAAGTTGGGAACGACAAATGCCGACAGACCGGCAGTCGCAAATTGCTGACTTCCGGCGGTGACAGTTTCACCCGTGAAGGGGATCATTGAAATTCCGGGAAGCATTATGATGCCAATCCTGCGATAGAGTTCAGGATGATGAAGTTTGAGTTCACGACATAATAGGACAGCGCGTTATAGGCGCCGGACGTCCTGACAAACGTTGGCTTCACGCCGCTGGCGAACTTATACGCTGACCCGTAGGTGTAGGGATTGAATATGGGGCCGATGGACCCAGTGATTGAGGTCGAGGCTACAAGCTGCGACGTGCTGACGGTATAGACGCCAATGCCACCCGCTGTCCCGCTGGTCTGCGACACGATCGTCCCCGTCGCCCCGCTTGTCAGAGACATGCCTACAAAGATCGTCCCGGCCGTGGCGGAGGTGACGTTAAGGGTTGTCCCCGCCGACGTCCCGCCAACACTATCGGCAATGGCGCCGGTAAATGTTGTCGTGGTCTGGGTGGCGCCCTCGGTGATAAAGATCAGGCCGCTCTGACCCACCTTGATGTTGGCCGTTGGGCTGGGGTTGGCGAGCGTCCACACGCCATTAAGCGTCAGCGAGAAATTGTAACCGGCGGTGAAGTCCGGGGTCACGGTCGTGCCAACCGCAGACAGGGCGACATATGCCGCCGAGTCCCAGACAGCCCCGCTTTGAAGGAGCTTGGGCGTCGTCGTCGCCGTCATGGCTACGCTGCTAATTGGCGTGGGGTAGTTTGTGTCAACGGTGCCGGTAAGGGTGCCGCTATTGTAAGTGGCAATTGTGGTGCCAGCGATTACGCCAGTTCCGCTCAATGCCATCCCGACAACGATCGTGCCAGTGACGCTGCTGACAGTGAGTGCAGTGCCCACGATCGTACCCGTGAAGGAGGCCCCTACAATGCCTGCGCGATATTCTGCGCTGGTGGCCTGAGCGGAGGCGGCCACCTTGGGGTAGGTGACAGCCCCGTCAGCGATCGCGGCAGTATTAACCGCACCCGCCTGAAACATCGAGGACGTGATGCTATTGGGCGCCGGGACTGCGGAAATGAAGAAGGCTCCAGTCGAGTCCGCGTAGACAAAGCTGCGGGCGGCCGATTGGAGGACGATGGGGGTTCCTATCGTCGAGCCACCCGTCACAACTGCAAAGCTGACCGTGAAGGTGTTCGTGCCAGAATTAACGGCGTTATTGTAAATGATCCAGTTTCCCGCAGCCGGGGTGCGGATGAGGACGTTGCCGGTCAGGGTTCCGCTCAGGGAAAGGATGAGCGGGATGTAGGAGGCGCTGCCGCCACTGGGGTATGCCACGATCGGGAACGTGTTTGTCAGGTCAATCGTGCCCGTTGTCAGGGTCATCGCCTGAGTGCCGCCAAAGGCACTGTCAATCTGATCCCAGTCCTGATTGATCGCCCCCGACCAGCCAGTCGGGTTCGTCGAATATTCATTGTAGGCGGGCTTCAAAATGTTCTTGTTGGGAGTATAGGTTGCCATCAGGTAGCCCTCAGATGTGCTGGTTTGCGACTTCCAGAGCGCGAGCGACCGTGCTGTCGTCCACGTTCAGGAGATCCTCAGTGCTTTGCGTGACGTGCTTCTTGGCGGCCTTTGACAATGCCATAAGATTGACGGCGCCGCCAGTGGCGCGATTGATGCGGCCGCCAGCGTTCTCTTCCGCGACGCGCCCCTGAGATGCCGTTGGGGTATTCTCTGCGAATGGTGCAAATGCCTGAGCATTCTTGACCGCCTGATCAATGCTCATGCTTTTCTGCATGCCGCGAGCATATGCAGGAAGCTTCTCGGCAGGCGTCGTCATAAACCGAGAAAGATCTTCGCGGAACTGAGGGCCTTGCGTCCCCTTCGCCATTCTGCGCAATGCACTGACAGGCTGCATAGCCATACTGCCAGCATGGCTGACTGTCTGAGGCAATGTAATATCGCCAATGTCACTGGCGAATGCCTTGCTCATTTCGGCGCCTTGGGCCGCCGCTCGCGCAGGGAGAAGATCCTTCGAGGTCTGGCGGAACCCCATTTCGCGATCAACAATTCGCGCAATCCTGTTCACCTCCGGCTTGCCGAAGATGATTTCAAGAGATTTGCGATTATTGTTTTGCTCACCGCCTAATATGCCCTTGAGCGCCGCAACGTCTTCGACGGACCCGTTCAGCTTCTCATTGATCAAGCTGCGGACAGATGCGCGAAGGGCAGGGCCTTCCGCCGGGCTG